AATGAACGAACACGGTCAAGTGATGTGGTATTACCAATCTGTAGGTGCAGACCAAGAAGATGTGCGATTTGAACCTGATGAGATTGTAGAATTACAAAATAACCCATTTGACGATTATGCATATGGACTTTCTGATATCCATACCATTTTATACTTAGTAGACCTAAAAGATTATGCAGAGCGTGATATTGGAGCAGCTCTGAATAAATATGCGGTCTCTCGTTTCGACATTTCCTGTGGGTTGCCTGATATGCCCTATGGCCCTGATAAGATTAATGAAATTGTTGAAACTTTTAATACTTTAGAACCCGGTGAAGATATAATTCACGGGAACGATATTGAAATTAAAGATATGGAAGGTACTGACCGTGCTTTCGAATATGGTAAATATACTGATGATTTACTAGATAAAATACATATGGCCCTGAAAGTACCTCGAACAATGTGGTCTAATCCAGCAGAGGCAAGACCCATTTTTGAACCTTACGTAAAATATCTACAGAAAGCTGTAGAATCTTCGATTAATTCACAACTTATGCCACAATTAGGTGACGCAAGATTTGTATTCCGCTCTCTGAATGTAGAAGATGCATTCACTAAAGCTAAGACCGATATGATTTATCTGTCTGAAGGAGTACTTGCATCATCCGAAGTTAGAGCTGAGAGAGGATTAGACCCTGATGGAACTGTTGAGATTATGCCTACCGAAGCTAATGTTAACGTTAGTGGCGGAAAGAATCAAGATAAGAAGGAAGAAGGTCGCAGAACAGAACAAAGACTTTCTAAGAACAAAACAGGGAACAAGAGAAAAAAGAGTGCGAAAAAGGTGGTCGTATGAGTACATTAGAAAGGTGTGTATTAGAGTTAGGTCCCCGACTAAAAAAGAGGGGAATGTCAGACCACGACAATATGGCTCGTGGAATGTGCCTGATGTGGGCAGAAGAAAATGGTCAAGAAAAGGAATTTGGAATCACTAACACTGAAGAGACCCAAAGAAAATTTGCTTTAGATTTCAAATTAGATGTTGAGAAGATTAAGGAAGTTTCTGGTAAGAACGATTTATGGGAGTTTCCAATTAAAGCTATTACATCTGGTCGTCACGACTATGAAGTTGATGGCGATGACCATAAGGTTTTCATTGAACCTGCTATCCTTAAGGAAAGTTTGGATGCATTTAATGAATTGCCTATATATTACACTCATCAAAGAACGCCTGAAGATTTAATCGGAAAGGCAATCAATCCTCAGATTGAGGAGTTAGAAAATGGAAAGATAGCTGTAACAATGTTAGCTCAAGTATTTGAGCCTACAGAAAGAACAGCTGAAGTGATTGAAAAAGTTAAAGACGGTGACATCACGCACGTCAGTATAGACTGGTTTTCGAAAGATGTTGATGTTATGGGTGATTCATATGCCACTAACATCAGGCCGGTTGAGGTCTCGTTTATTGATAACGAGATAGCAACACCCGTCTGTGGGGAATGTATGATTGACACGAAATGTGGTACACATACTGAAAGAGAATTTGCAGCCAAGGAAGATTGTGGCTGTGGAGGACAAGAGGGAAGTTGCCAATGCACCCACGACGGTGAAGAAAAAGAGGTCGATAATATGAGCGAGGAAGTTGTAAATACAGATTCTGAAAAGATTTTGGAGAGAGAGTTTGCTTCATACAAGAAACAACTCGAGGAAGCTACATCCGCCCATAAAGAGTTAGAGGATAAGTACGCAGAAGCTATCAAATCCATTGAGACCTACCAGAAAGCAGAGGAGGAAAGAACAGTTGCTGAAGCAACACGCATTAAGCACGAGCTTGTCGGTAATGTTATTTCCAAAGAACTGTTACTTGGTAGAATCAAGGAAGATGGTCAAGATACACGTACTGAAGAATTAGCTCAATGGGAAGATAATAAGCTTTCTGGATTTTTTGAAGCATTAGAGTCAATGCCGATGCCCGAAACCGAAAAGACTTTTGGTAAGGGAATCGCAAAGGATTCTGAAGAAAAGGCCCTAGAGGCCGACCCTGAAGTAGAGAGAATGTTTTCTATGAACGATAAAGGAAATATCGAATACACAGGGAGAAAGGTAAAATAAAGGTGATTAATTATGGCAACAGAAATTATAGTTAATGATGGTGGAGCACCAGCCCGTATTATACCATTTATCGCTGACGAGACCATAGCAGCAGGGGATTATTGTAAGATGATTAGTACTGGAGAAGTAGAACCTTGTCAAGCTAGTGGTAACGTAGGATTGGGAGTATCGCTTACAGCGGCTACTTCTGGTAATATAGTAAATATGGTAACGGGGAAGGGAGTTGTTCTGAAGACGTATGTTTCAGGTACAATTGCAGCAGGTGCTAGATTATTTGTAGGTACAGCATTAATGTATTTGCAAACAGCAGGTACGGCAGAAACGCTTGAACAAGCGGTAGCGACGTACGTAGACAGTGCGAACACGACAGGTGGCGCACCGGCCCTTAAAAAGGTGATTTTCGGATAAGGTGATTTAGATGGTTACAACACAAGAAGGTTTACTTACTTCCAATAACACTGGGTCTTACGCAGCAACAGGCGGCACGGGAGAGAGGGTCCTTATCGATTATAAAGATGCATTAGTCGATTACAGGACAACTGATATTCCGGTCATTAGTTTGTTTACGGAGCGTATGACTACAGACACTGGTGGAGACATAGATATTACATTTGGTCTTCCATCGATGAATATGGAACAGATAGATGAAGGAAGCACCCCTAAGTATCAACACACTAAGATGCGCTCTGAAAGAGTTAGCGTTAAAGAGTGGGGTATTGCACTGGGTGTTACCCGTAGAATGATTGAGGATTCCCGATTTAACGAAGTTGAATTGGCCCTTAACGAAGCCCGCAGAGCGGTTGACAGGCATTTGGAGAAACACGTTGTTTACGCATTACTTGGTTTAGTAGATACAACATTAGGTACTGGAGTAAGTGGCGCAAATATAGGTGTCGGCAATGGTGAATTTGGGACTGGTTCTATCACTGATTTTTCTGAGAATATATACGGAGGATTCATTGGTAGCGGCGGTGCAGTAGATACTGGAAGATTGTATAACTATGGTCTTACCTCAGATACGCAATTAACGAAGAGTCACTATGTGACTGCTAATGTTGCAACAGCTGGTAAACTAAGGTTAGCTGATGTTACCAACGCAATTGAATTGATTGGTAATATGGGATACAATGCAGATACAGTTTTCATATCACCTGCCCATTATAAGTCATTACTGGACCTTGCAGATTTCACAGCAGTGTATCTCGCAAATACTCCACGTGATGCTGGTGGTCAGATGGCTGGATTCGAGAAGACTTCACAAAACGGATTAGTTGGACAATTATATGGTCTAAATGTTTACACTAGTGCTTGGATACCTTCCTCAAGGTTTGGTATCTTTGATTCTAGTGTCAAACAGGTGGCTTATGTTGAAAGACGACCTCTAACGGTTGAAGAAGCAAACCCCGGTTTTGGAATTGTCGGTTCTTATATGTCTATGAGATATGGACTTAAAGTTATCCGACCTGAGACTGGAGTAATTGTTATCAATACTGCATAGATAGGTTATTCTACACGGAGATAGTTTAGCTCTTAGGAGCGTTGGACAGATTGGGGATTCTGTATAATAATCCCCACAATCCTTTTTAACCTAGATAACGTAGGTATAAGTATGGCCCGCAGAAGAGTATTTCACGGAAAAAATGCAATTAAGAAATTTTTAACTAGTTCTAGTGCGGTAGGGGTTTCTAAATTAGTTGCAGGAGATAATATCACTCTTACCCCTACTGTGGGAACGGGTTCAGTAACGATTGATGCGAGTGGTGGAGGAGACATTAATGGGGCAGACACTTATGTAGGTTATTTTACAGGCCCTACTGCGGTCACTGGTACATCGGGCTTAGTTTTTACAACACCTACCTATGGCACCGTTGGGTTAGGTATAGGAATTGCTTCGCCGGTTAGACCACTCCACGTTTATGATGCTGAAGTAGATATTGTGGGTAGGTTTGAATCAGGAGATACTGGTGCGAGAATTGCTCTACTCGATAATTCAACAACTGATGATACTCAGGTTACTATGAGTGCAAATGCCGACAAAATGGAATTAAGAGGCGGTGCAAGTTTAGGACTTGTAATAAATGCAGGTGATGTAGGAATAGGCACAGGTTCACCTACTGAAAAATTAGATGTGCGCGGCGATGTATATTTATCGGGAACTACAACTATAGGAGCTAATGGTGATGGGGACAGGTTAATTAAATCAGATGCTAGTTCTTTATATATTAGGGC